GGCATATTTTGTATGTTCTCAGTCTCTCCTGATAACAGCAATCCAAAGGGTACATTCACAGTGTAAATAGTACCCGAACTTGCAGAGTTCCAGGCTACTCTATTACGGTAAATAATAGAGTCCAATCCAAATTCCAAATCCATTTTCGTTTCGTTAATGGCATTGGCTGATAAATCAGCACGCCGATTCCTCATGTTCTCTGTTGTTTGATCAAAACCAGTCTCCAAAGTCATAACAGTCAGTCCTCCAACCGCAGGTGTTGCGCGGATTGGATCTTCTGACTGTGCTCTATAACTTATGGTCGGTAGTGTTTTTGCTCGACAAGTCGCATCTTGGGCTTCAAGATACGAAACGTAAACTGGTTTAACCAATTCATCAGATAACACGGAGTTAATTGATCCAGAGTAGTAATCAAAGAAGTCTCTATCCCATATAGAGCACTTCTCGATACACTGCTGAACAACTTCTCTTAAATCTGCTTGCTTTGAGTGTTGCCACTGAACAGTCTCCCATAGACTGGATTTCAGTTGAGCTCCACACCAAGAGCCATTAATTAAACGAGGTTGAGTTCCAAGGAATGTAATTTCTTCAAAAAACATCCAATTTTCAGTAAGCTGTTGATCTTTCAGGGAATGAGTAAATTCCTGTCCGAGTTCCAGCATTTCCGTTTGCAGGTCGAGGGGGGTGAAGTTGACCTTATCTGATATACAAATTATATTATCATCACCAAGAGTTTTGATTCTATAATCTCTCCAAAAGACAAGGTCAGGGTCGAGGTTGTAGAAGGAATATCTAATATAAGCCTCCACTACTAAACAATTAAGGATAGTTGTAAAAAAGCAACCACTAAAGTGATTACTTTCTATCCAAAACAATTTGTCTCGTATTTGTAGTGGAGATTTGGTTTCATGGTCAAAAATGAATTGCCATTCCTGGTCTGTTACGAGGTCACCTAGGAGTTTCCGAAGAAAATCATAAGCTCGCTCACGTATTGCTTTGACATGTCGTTGATCAAAATTCTTGAAATCTGCGGACAAAAATCTATCGCCAACTTTTGACAAGTTGACGTAAATATCATCCATATCGTAAGAATTAGGATTCATGCCAATTGATACAGGGGTCTTCTGCCAGCTACTTCTAAAAGCAGCTAACAGAGAACCCACTTTCATACGAAAAGCAACAGTAGAAACGGCTGAATTGCAAAAAATCATGCGAGTACGACACTCATTGACTTTCTTTTCAGATTGCAATTCATCCTTTAAATAACCAATAAACCGGTGGTCTATATAAGATGAGGGGGTGTAGTTTGCCATTGCGTCTAATTTATCTTCTAGGTTTGACTTAAACATTTCAGATAACCAGTAATCATCACTGGAAATCCTAATATGATCAGTCTTACCCTTGGACTTTTTAGACAAAACGAGGGGGTATCCGGGGGATGTCGCGGTGTTAACCGAGCTTAAATATCCAGGAACACCTCTAACTGCTTCTTCTAGAGTTAAAAGACGTTTTCCAATCGGCCAAATTAATTTTCTATTGTAAAAGTTCAACATTGAGTCAAAAACTTTGTCCAATACAAGATCATTCGGCTCGACGGTTTTAACGTCAAATAATGCTCCTAAAGAGACAGCTACAGGGTCCTTTCCATTTGCGCGCGGGTCACGACGCGACATGATAGCAGGGGTCTTTTGAGGTTGTTGTGGTAATTTGCCATGCAAAATAGAGGGGACAATTATCGACTTGTTGGGCAAGTAGACAATGTCATCCTCTGGCGCATCCTCAAGGGCAAGTAAATTTGGGAATTCAAATGATGAATCACCTGACTCAGCGCGTAAATTATCAGAATCACGATATACTTTCTCAAAAATTGAGATAGCAGCTTGTAATTCCTCTTTCGCGATGACACTTATAATACTGCATGCATCGATAATCTTATTATCTGATCCAGCAACGTGTATACCTAAGTATCTATCAGCCAGGTGTCCTTCTTCAAAAAAGGCCAAATTTCCA